GTAATAGCAGCACAACTGCTATGGGTATTCCAGCACTTGTGAAAAAATATTATCCTGGATATACGGGACATATTGCTAGTGCTGACTACCTTGAGGAACTCAAGAACCAGTTGGCAAACTGACCACTGGGGGTCCTTGTGACCCCCTTTTTCGTTTATAATGACTAGGTTGAAACGAAACGCAAATGGCACTCTCTTCTGATTACATCCGCACTTCACTCCAAGCACTCTACGGCAACAGCGTGACTGGTGCTGACGTTCGTGCGTGGTGTGCTCTGAATGACTCCAACTATCAGACTGTTACTAAGAAACTGGATCAGTTCAAGGTTGGTCGGGGTAAGTGGAACCTTGAAGTAACACAACAAAAAGTAGAAGAAATCGAACGTACTTTCCAAGCACCTGCAGTGGTTCCTCCTGTAGAACAAAATCTCATTCCTGAAAAAGATGATACCTTCGTCAAGTTTGGTAACTTTGCTGATGTTAAAAAGATTATCCAGTCCCGTCTATTTTACCCTACGTTCATTACGGGTCTGTCGGGTAATGGTAAAACGTTCAGCGTTGAGCAAGCGTGTGCTCAACTCAAGCGTGAACTGATCCGTGTAAATATTACGATTGAGACTGATGAAGATGACCTTATCGGTGGCTTTAGGCTTGTTGATGGGAATACTGCTTGGCACAATGGTCCTGTGATTGAAGCACTTGAGCGTGGTGCTATTCTGCTACTGGATGAAATTGATCTTGCCTCCAACAAAATCCTCTGTCTCCAGTCCATCCTTGAGGGTAAAGGTGTGTTCCTGAAGAAGATTGGTCGCTGGGTGAAACCCGCTGCTGGTTTCAATGTGATTGCCACTGCAAACACCAAGGGCAAGGGTTCTGATGATGGTCGTTTCATCGGCACCAACGTGCTCAACGAAGCATTCCTTGAGCGTTTCCCTGTGACCTTTGAGCAGTCCTATCCCAACCCCGCAACGGAGCAGAAGATCCTGGAAGGTATCGCTCTGGACCTTGGCGTGGAAGACCGCGACTTCTGTAAGCGCCTGGTGGACTGGGGAGATATCATCCGCAAGACCTTCTACGATGGTGGTATTGAGGAAATCATCAGCACTCGTCGTCTAGTTCACATCATTCGTGCTTACAGCATCTTCCAGGACAAGGCAAAGGCAATCCAAGTGTGTGTGAATCGTTTTGATGACGAAACCAAGCAAGCCTTCCTGGAACTGTACGATAAGGTGGATGCTGACTTCCAGATGCCGACTGAAGGTGAGTATGTAACTTACGACCTTGACCAACAACCCCAATCCTGATAGAATATGAGGAGGTCAATGTGCCTCCTCTTTTGTCCTTTACTATGAAACACAATGTCTGAAAATTTTGAAAGCACTTACGAAAGTTCAATTCCTAAAACATTTGGTGATACCGTAATTTTTGGTGGAGAGGGAACTGACACAATAAATTTTGATCTTACACACCCACGAGCGGCACAAGATTTTGTTTATGCCGCTCAAACTGTACCATTTAATTATTTTGGGAATTCTTCCCCCGACACAATTACTTTTAATTTGACTATGCCTGAAGATACAAACAAAAATGGTTTCTGGAAATATAATGAAGATAAAATCCTGAAACAACTTGAAGAATATATTTCCAGTACTTATAGGCAGCATTATGTTGATCGGACTGGTGGTGGTAAAGAACAAACTCTCGATAAGATCAAACATAATCGCCGTGAAGGATTTTGTGCTGGTAATGTGACCAAGTACATTGATCGGTACGATACAAAAGGAACTCCTCGCGCAGACCTCTTTAAAGTTCTTCATTATACTATTCTTTTAATCAACCACCTCAACCTTATTGAAAACAAGTGATTATGAAACTTTCTGATAAAACTCTTTCAGTTCTGAAAAACTTTTCTTCTATTAATCAATCCATTTTGTTTAAGGAGGGTAACAAACTTCGCACTATCAGTGTGATGAAGAATATTCTTGCTGAAGCAACGATTACTGAAGAACTTCCAAAAGATTTTGGTATCTATGATCTTAATCAGTTTCTAAATGGTCTCGGTCTTCATCAAAGTCCAGAACTCGATTTTGTGAATGATGGATACGTGGTTATTCGTGAAGGTAAAATGCGTTCCAAGTATTTTTTTGCAGATCCCAACGTCATCATCACTCCTCCTGACAAAGCAATCAATCTTCCTAGTGAAGACGTGTGTTTTGAACTGAGCACTGAGCAACTGGATAAACTTCTCAAAGCAGCAGCAGTTTATCAACTCCCCGACATCTCTGCCGTTGGTGAAGGTGGTGTTGTGAAACTGGTTGTTCGTGATAAGAAGAACGACACTTCTAACGACTTCGCAATCGTTGTTGGTGAAACTGACTCCGAGTTTGTTTTCAACTTTAAAGTCGAGAACATCAAGGTTCTTCCTGGAACTTATGAAGTGGTTGTATCTCAAAAACTTCTGTCGCGTTTTACCAGTAAGAACCACGATCTGTGCTACTATATTGCTCTGGAACCTGATTCTACATTTGGTTGATGGAATTTCTTTTGTATTTGACTCCTATTGGTCGTGAAATAGTTCAAAGTGTTATTCGCGCAGGATATCCAGTTAAGGAAAACGTCGAATACTGTAGAGATAAAAATAGATTTGGTTATAGCAACCACGACAAAATGGTTATTTGTACTCAAAATATTAAAGACAGTGGGCATGATGTAGAGTTTTACATAAATGAAACTGTTTATCATGAAGCAGTTCATATGGCACATATGTGTAATGGGTACAAACCTTTTTACATTTCTTTGAAGGATATGACATTAACTTGGAATAAACTTGAAGATATTAAAAAGTCAATTCAGACATCAACTGCTTCTAAGCAAATGGAACATGAAGCATATTGGATGGAGGATAAACCAGAAAAAGTCAATTACGTTCTTAAAAAGTATTGTTTTTGATATGAATATTTTTGTTACTTCTCCTTGGCCCGCTGAGAGTGCTATTTGCCTACCTGATAAACATGTGGTTAAAATGCCTCTAGAGTGCTGTCAAATGCTCTCTATCGTGGCATCTGACAAATGGGGACATGGATATGGTCCTCTATACAAAACTGATAACACTCCCTACAAAACTGAGAAGGGTGCGTTTCGTAATCATCCTTGTACTAAATGGGCAATGGAAAATATCCATAATGCTTATTGGTTAATTAAACATGGACTTAATTTGTGTGATGAGTATGCACTGAGGTATAATAAAACTCATTCATGCTTCAAAACACTTGTGGATGCATATTATTTGTTTCCTAAAGGTAAGATTGATGAAGTAACTTCATTTGCACGAGCAATGCCAGATGAGTTTAAATTTGACACAAGCATTGACACTTTTACTGCTTACAAGATGTATATCGCATCCAAACCTTGGGTTGCATCTAATTATCTTCGTATGCCAGAACGAAAACCTGATTGGGTATAAACATTATGAGTCGTGATGAATTTTTGTGGGTTGAGAAGTATCGACCCAAAACAATTGAAGATTGTATTCTTTCTGAGAATACTAAAAAAACTTTTAAAGATTTTTTGGATAAAGGGGAAGTCCCAAATCTTCTCCTTTCTGGACCTGCGGGTTGTGGCAAAACCACAGTCGCAAAAGCACTTTGCAACGAACTTGGAGTGGATGTTTATGTCATCAACGGATCCGACGAGGGTAGATTCCTTGATACTGTCCGAAACACTGCGAAAAACTTTGCTTCGACCGTCTCACTTTCGTCAACTGCTAAACACAAAGTCATCATTATTGATGAGGCAGATAACACAACCAACGATGTTCAACTCCTCCTACGGGCATCTATTGAGGAATTTAGTAAAAATTGCAGATTCATCTTTACCTGCAACTACAAAAACAAAATCATCGAACCTCTTCACTCCCGATGCGCTGTTGTTGACTTCAACATTAAAGGAAAAGAGAAGGCGAACCTTGCTGCAGGTTTTTATGGACGCCTTCAAGACATCTTGCAAAAAGAAGGTATCA